GGTTTCAATCATCTTAAATCACGATGAATTAAACAATGCACAAGCTCACGATGCTTTCTATTCTGACATCATCACTTTAGTGATCGAAGGTAAAGAAGTGGCTGTGAAAGTTCAAGCGATGCAACGCCACCCGTTCAAACCAAAATTGGTTCATATTGATTTTAAAAGAGCGTAATCCAGTATTTACGCTATCTAAAGTCAATTTTAATTCCGAAACCTTTTCTTATTTTTAGGTTTTAAAGTTTAATAAAATCAATGAGTTTTAAAAACGTTTCGGAACGTGATTTGTGACAAAAAAGGCCCTTCATTTGAAGAGCCTTTTTTATTTGGTGGGATTGAGTGGTTTTTCTTTTCTGATGTAATGTTGAGTGGTACGTGCAGAAGTGTGGCCAAGTTGTTTTCTGGCACGTTCATCATCAATCATTAATGAAAGGTCTGTTGCTGCTTTCGCACGAAGATCTCTCAATTGCACTTGGTTGATCTCTTCGGCTAGCTCTTTATATTTTTTTGATGCCGCATTACGGGTATCTTTGAAATAATCTGTAAGCGATCTCCGTTCGAGTTTTCGCCCCCATTTGTTCGTAAATAGGAACTGATTTTCTTCGGTAATTCGCCTGTCGATGATCTCTTTTAATTTACCTATAACTTTAATGGCAACACGTTTACCTGTTTTTTGCTGTGTAATATGCAGCAAATCGTTGTAGATGTGCGAACTATGGATTTTAACCACGTCTATTGGGCGTTGTCCGGTTAAATACATCACATCCATAATATCCTTCATATCCCCTGTGGCGCAGTCGTAGATTTTATCTAGGATATAATCTTCAATGTACACATCACGGTAATTCACTTTGAATTTTTTAACCCCTGTGGACGGGCTGATCTTTTCAGTGTATCCCCATTCTCTCGCCATGCTCCAAATGTGACTAAATAACCCAACTTCGATATTTGCGGTTGGCTTGACGTCTTTTCTCCAATCTAAATATTCACGAATATGTATAGGCTCTATTTCATCAAGGGTAAATGGTGGATCTCGGAAGTATTGGCGCAATTTCTTTATTGCCTGAATGTTTGAGTTTCTAGTATTCTTCGCTTTTTTCAGCGGCACAACTTCTTTTTCATATCGCTCAAGCACTTCAATAAAAAGGATATTATCTTTTTTCGTCAGATACTGCATATTCAGCTTTGCTGCTTCCAGAATAGCAATGTGCTTATCTTTACCTAAAGCAACTTCTTTTTTATCTGCCATCGTGTAGTAGTAATAAACCACGATTGAGCCGTCCGCTCTTTTTCGATTCCGACACACTAAACCTTGTGGCAATCCTTGATTAATTCGTTTTCTTGGGCGTGCCATAATATCCCCCTTACTAACTTAATACTGCAGACCGCCTTCTTTCCTTTGTTTGTGTAATCGGCTGTACTTTCTCACCTTTCAAAATTTTGTCACCATCAGATCGTAACACAAGCGGGAATTTTCTATTTCCTTTTGGATGCAGAAAAGGAATTCCGAATTCATTTAAGCTTTTCATCTGATATTTAGGACAAACATATCCAGTTATTAACGCTAATAATTCTGGACTGCAGTATTCATCAAAAAATTCTCTTCCCATATTTCCTCCAATAAAAAACCGCCCTTTCGGACGGTTACAGTTAATTGATATTTTGTGTATAGACTGTTTGGCAAATATGGCCGTCATAGTCTTTATTTAAATCTAAGTTATAAGCCGCCCATAACAACGCCACCGCAAAGAAAATCTTGAACATAATTTGTCCTTTTGCTGAATTTTGGGTGTAACAATCCGCCGCAGACTTAAAAAAGTGCGGTCGGATTTTTCGTTGTTTATAGGATGTCTAACTGAAAGCCTGTTGCTTTAGGGTTGTAGGCCCGAAGATATTTTAATACGCGCCAGTTATTGCCTTGCTCGCATTTAAATTGCTCCGTGATTCGCTCTAATACTTTTTGAGCCTGACGGAGAGTGCTGCGATATTCGTAAGCAATGTCATGAACCGGTGCAGCGTAGTGCGAACCAATTTGTTTTAATGCGGGGTGAAGCACTTGGCAAAGTTCCGTGCCACGCAATAAAGCAAACCACGCCCAAACAAGCTGCTGGAGTTCATGCTCGGTAAATTCAAAATTAAAGCCCTCCTCTTTTTTAGGCGTTGTAATCAACTCACCCTCAAGCACGATTCTATGAACATACTCCACCGCTTGCGGTAACTGCTCTAATGTCAAATCTTCGATTGATTCCACGTTAAAGCGTTGGTGGATTAAATGGTAGGCATCGGAATAAATTAAGCCTTTCTTGCTCACCAACATATTCACGGCATTGCGTAGGCCTGTGCGGTCATCTACCGTAGTTTTCGCTTCATATTTCCCTGTTTTACGAATTGCCGGCAAAACTTCCGCTGTTACCCATTTTCTAAAACGGTGCGGAACAGATCCTTTTTTCACTGCGTCACGACAGCGGAGGATTAAAGTGTACATTCCGCTTTCGCTGATAATATTCATTTCTTGTTGTCCGCTAGGGGTGTAAATTAAACTTACACCCTTTTCATCTTCATCTAACGCAATTAAAGACATGCGAGAGTTTGTTAGACCGATTGCGTCACAAACATCCTTTGCAACGAACCAAGGTTCATTATTGATAGCTAAAGTGCGGATAGAATTTGATTCAAAGTTGAATGTAGAGAGTTGAGATTGATTAGACATAACTGTCTCCTGTGGTTTTTTTCGATATTAAGATTTACCCAATTAAGGGTGCCGGGTGGTTCGAAAGCCTTCCACAGATAGGCTGGGATTATTCCCCTTTCGGGTATTGTATTCTCCGCCCGCCCGGCATAGATGAAATTAGATTTATGCGTGTTAAGTCTTAATGGCAATAAAACTAAACGAGATCACAAAATTTACGCATAAAAAAACCGCTATGCTGTCGGGTGCGGATTGCCGCTGTGGAATATAAGGTTTCGACACCTTGGTGGGAATAGTATTTTAGTTTTTGGTGGTCGTCAATTAAAATTTAATGCTTCACTTGAAAATCATATAGCATTATGCTAAATTACTTTAAAAATAAGCAAGGAGGAATCTATGACATCAAAAACCTTAACTGCAGAGCAACGTAAAGCACGCGCAGAAAAAGCCGCACAGGCTCGTTGGGAAAAATCACAATTACCAAAGGCAATTCACAAAGGCGTTTTAAAAATTGGAGATAGTGAATTTTCTTGTGCTGTTTTGGAAAACGATAAGCGAGTTATTAGTGAATTAGGAATACATAACAACCTGGGAACATCCGGCGGTCGAATTCGTCAAATCAGGGCTGAGCTTGAAAAAGAAACAGGGGCACCAATACCTTTATTTTTGGCTTCAAAATCACTTAAACCCTTTATTATCAAGGTGTTTGGTGATGAGCACCTTGAACCAATCGAATATCTAAATGGCAAGATTATTGAGCGCGGTTATGATGCTTCTATTCTACCAAAGGTTTGTGAGGTTTGGCTTCAAGCAAAAGATGCCGGTGTGTTGCAAGCTTCTCAATACCCTAAAGCCAAGAAAGCCGAAATCCTAATGAGAGGACTGGCTCATATTGGCATTATAGCATTAATTGACGAAGCGACGGGGTATCAAGAAAAACGAGAAAAAGATGCGCTCGCTAAAATATTTGAAGCTTTCGTTGCAAAAGAGCTGCAACCTTGGGTAAAAACATTTCCCTTGGACTATTACAAAGAACTTTGCCGATTGTATGGCGTTAAATTCCCACCACTAAAAAATAATCAATTTCCTCAGTTTTTTGGACATATTACAAACAATGCAATTTACACAAGGTTAGCGCCTGAAATTCTACCCGAGTTAAAAAAGGCTGCTAATAAACAATTAAAGAAAGCCAAATTGCACCAGTTTTTAACTAATGATATTGGACATCCAAAATTAAGAGAGCATTTATCCAGCGTTGTTACTTTACTTAAACTAGCCAAGACCAAAGAAGACTTCTACGAAATGCTAGATCGGATTCATCCTAAATTAAATGAAACTTTACCATTAAATTTTGATGAGAAATGATTTATTAAAGCCGATTAATATCGGCTTTATTATTATGAACAGAAGCAAAATATCACCCCTCCCAAACACACATTTCTCCACCGCTTGCCAACATTAAAAACAGCGACATTTTCGCCGTTTTCAGGCGGTTAAAATATTCTGCCTTGGACAAATTGAGATGCCGCCAAATCTCACACTTATCCCAACGCTTCACGTAAGTCAGAATGAAAATATCAAATAACTCAGGCGTGACCCGCTTCATTACCTGCAAATGCCCGTCTATCAGCATGCCTAATTCGTCGCTAATCGGCTGAGTACGATATTTCGGCAAATACCGTGCATCGGGTTTCAGCTCGGCAAATCCCGCGGATATGCGCGGATATTCCCCTTCATAACGTGGCGTCGCCCAATAACCAAATTCAACCGAAACTTTGTCAATGTTGATACTACTGCTCATTCATGCCTCACAAATACTCACTAAAACCTTCCCCTCTTTTAAAACTCCCGCTCGCACAATGCGTAAATCATCAATCACACTGTCATCCACCAGTACCCCGGCTTTCACCAGCGAATCCAACAACGCCTTAAACAAATTATCTAAATCGCGGTTACGTTTATCCGGCATATAGGCTTCCACCACCACGGCAGCCCGCTTGCCGGCGGGGAATCTCG